CTTTTGCTTATGCAGATGCTATCTTAAAAATTGAAGCATTTAGACCGGAAGCAGGCTTTGAAGATGCAGTAAAAGGTCAATATGTGTTCGGTGCAAAAATATTGCGTCCGGATATGACATGCGTTGCATATTGCGATAAAACAGCGGAGGCATAACATGAGAGGTGTATATCTTAATAAAGTCGTTGATACCGATAAACGTATTCAATCCATATCAAATAATTTTGGGACACATTATTACGTTGATGGATGGAATGGTTTAGATAGTAATGACGGCAAGAGTTGGGCGAGAGCATTTTTAACAATGGAATATGCTTTCACTAAAATAACGAGTGGAGATACAATCCATTTAACCGGTAAGATCACAGAACAAATAGTTGCTCCTCTTGGTGTATTTGATATTACTATTACTGGTAATTCGCCTGGACATCCGAGACAAAGCACAAACAATGGTGCACAAGCTGGTTATTCTGCATACTGGTTATATGATGTAGATAATACTGTAGCTCTTTTAACATTAAGAGAACAAGGATGGAGAATTGAAAATATTTGTTTTCAAGCTCCGGCTTCAACGGCAACAACAGCAGCCGCAATATTAATGGTAAGAGCAGAGACCACAACCTATCCAGACCCTTCACATGTAATTATTAAGGATTGTTATTTCGCTGGTGGTGGTAATGCAGTTATAGATAGCGGTGGAGTAGGATTTGTAACGCTTGAGAATAATACTTTTTATGCGCAAACCGGTTTCTCGGTTCAAAATATTGCCGGAGCTGGTATTGCCGCTCCTTTGATGTGGGTTATAAAAGGCAATAGATTCTTAGGTATGACGAATGGAATTTATTCAGCTTTCTCTCATGCCGTTATTACAGAGAATGTATTCACAGACGGTGGGACGCCCAATACAACGGTAGTATTAAACACAGCAGCATTAGGAGGCGGTGGGAATAATTTTATAATTAGGAATTATTTTCAAACGCTTACTGCAAACTTTAACACCCCCGATATTGTAGGCAATGCGACGGATGTATGGAATAATACATCTATTGATGCAACATTTACCTCGGGCGGAGTTTCTGGACTTGAAACAGGGCAACCTGCATAATTAAAAACTTATAGGAGAATAAAATAAAATGGGACACACAGCAACAGCAACAGTAACCGCAACTGCTTTAACTGTCAATACAGCAACTGCTAATATCGTAATGAGCGGAGGCACTGCTTTCACAGATGCTTCGACTTTAGAAGTTGCCTATCCAAAAGACAGCAGACTTTTGATCTTGATTAATTCAACTTATGCCGGTGCAAATACAGCAGTAGTAACAGCAGGTGAATTCCTTTCCGCCGGACAAGGTGCAATTTCAATAACAACAGCACAAAACGGTGTTTATGGTATTGTCGTTGAAAGTTCGCGTACCAAAGATTTTGACGGAATGGTTAACATCACTTTTGGTACAAGCAATACCGGCTTTGTAAGAGCATTACTAATACCATAATTAACGGCGGGTTCGTCCCGCCAAACTTTTAAGGAAACTTATATATGCCAATGGTTAAATGTGAATGTGGATGGAGAGGGAACGCTCGATTTCTTCCGGTTCATCAAAAAACATGTAAACGACGACTCCGAATTCTGAAGGGGATTTATAATCAAAGAGTAACACAAACTTTAGATTATAGGATAGAACAACTTTCTAAGTTTGATATAGATACGCGTGATTACGATATTGAAAAGATGCCCGATTTAGTTTTTAATGATTTGATTTTTAGACTTGACGCTCTCAATAAAGAGAAAGAAGAAAAAGAATCGATTCTAAAAGCAAAATTGGAAACCGAAAAAGGAATAGAAGAAAAAGAAAAAGCTAAAAAAGATGAACTTGATAAAAAAGAAAAAGAGCGATTAGAAAAAGAAGAAAAGGAAAGATTGGCGCAGTCTCAAAGAGTATTGGAAAAAGAAAAAGAAATAAACAACAAAAAAGAGATACGGGAAAAAGTCTTTATCGAACAGCGCGAAAGACAAAAAGCGACTATCAAGACCGAAAACCAAATCATAAAGGAATCCATTGATAATATAAATTCATTAGTGAACAATTCGTTAGAAAGCATTCCCAAAAAGCTAATTGATGAAAGCAATATTCCCGTATCTGATATTAAGAAGAAAAAAGGAAGGTCTAAAAAATGAGAAAAATATTATTTAGTTTGCTTCTTTTTTCATTAGCGGGAAATGTTTTTGCACAGCTACAGGCTTACGATACTGCCGGTGTAAAGAAGTGGTTGCGAGTTGATACAAATGGTTATCCGATAATTACGGGTTCAATTGCCTTGCCGAGTGGAACTTCGACATCCGCAAATCAGACTACACTGATAACTAACCAAACAAGCGGCGGACAAAAAACACAGGTTGTTTATACGGTATCAACTTCAGTAGCAACTTTTGATTCTGCTGCAACAGCAAGTGATACAACAGACCTTGGAAGTGTTAAGGAAGTTTTGGGATTTTTCGCCTCTTCTACTTTTGATTCAAGTGCGGTTACAATGGATATTAATTTAAGCGGTACTGCTTTATATAGCGTATGGAGTGAGACCGCGCGGTTTAGTGTAAATCTTGATTCAAGTGGATTGGTATATTTCGATAGTCCGATTATAGCAAGGAAAGTTAAACTTAATTTCACGGCGCAAAACAGTGCGGCAAGTATAACCTTAATTTACAAGTGAGGCGTTGAATGCCAATAATCACAGCCGCAGAAGTTAAGAGCATTGGTTTACAGACTACCGTAACAACATGGGACACGTTGATAGCTACACTAATCCCTATTGCACAGGCAAAAATCCTAAAGTATTGCGGGGTAAGATATTTCCTTAATCGTGCCGTGCAAATTTCCGGAACTGGTATAGCCTTAGTAAGTGGAAGTCCCGCAACTATCACGGATTCAGATAGTGGTTTTGTTACCGCAGAATTAGTCGCTGGTGACTACAAGATTTATGGCACATCACTAAATGAAAAAATTGTGACCATTCAAACAGTAGCCGCCGCGCTTTTAACACTTGCAACGGGCGAGACTTTAGTTTCAGAAATTGCCGGAGATGAAATAACAATAATAAAAGTTGACTGGGTTGATGCGATGAAATACGATGTAATTATGTTCATTGTCTGGATGATGCACGAAGACGGGAAATTAGTAAATTCAGAATCTTTACCCGGTGGTTGGTCTGGACAATATCGAACCGAAAAAGAAATGCTTAGTGCGTTTAATGGTTATCGAACATGAAAAAGAAAGGATGCTATAAATCTCTTTATGAAAGAACGATACCCGAAACAAGTGACGGAGGCGGTAGCGTGACTTACGGTACGCCGGTCGATGTAGAATTTTCGGGATATATAGGGATGTTAAGCGGAGGCGAAATAATCAAAAACCAGACACTTGGAAATTCCGGCACTGCGAGATTACTAACCGAAAGAGTAATGACAAAAACAAAAAGAATAGTTGACACTAATGGATATTTTTCTGAAGCGGGTCAAGTATTTGAGGTGACGTGGGTATATCAAAACCCACACGAAGGAAATTTTTACGATCTAAAAATAGTCGCTTAAAAATAGTTTGGGAGTTATATGAGTTGGTTCACAGCATTTAACAATAAGACGCATGAGTTGCTATTCAATGTTGAGGGTGACTTCAGTTTTTACGAAAACACAAAAGCAATTATGAATAATGATGTTTCAATTTTTGTTCAAGAGACAGAACCACTTTTCGACACTAATGATGTAGATGAAAACAGTGGAGCAAAGACAGTTAAATATTTTCCAGAAAATCAAATATATCAAAACTAATGCAAAGTACGTGGAATATCGACCAGTATGTAAAGCACTTAGAAGATAATGAAATTGAAAACTTCTTAAATGTTGTTGGCGCGCAAATGGTAACATGGGCAGACGAATTATGTCCACAAGTCACGGGGAATCTACATGAAAGTTTAGCATATTCTACGGATTCATTCCAAAGTAAAACTTTAGGCAGTGATACAACGGGAAAGCCTTTAGACAAGCCTCAAAAGGGGGTTGTGCAAATAGGCTCGAATGTGATTTACGCGGCGAGAGTCGAATTCGGCTTTAGTGGGGAGGATAGTATTGGCAGAACATATAACCAACCAGGGACACCTTTTTTAAGAGGTGCATTAAGCTCACACAAAAAAGATATTGAGAAAATGGCTGGGATGGTGAAACGTGGCTAATATCCAGAATGCAATCCGTATTGGTGTGTACTCAAAACTTATCCCAAGTGGGAGTAACACGTTTAAAACGGCGATAAGTTCGCGGCTTTATTTCCATATTGCTTTACAGGGCGCGGCATTACCTTACGTGGTTTATGATTTACTGCCGATAAATCAAGATCGGGACACCGTAAATAAGTTTTATAATTTTATCGTGCAATTTGTTGTGTCAGGTTCTACGATAAGTGAGTGTGAAACTATTTCCGGTTATTTAACAGACTTACTCGAAGATTCTGAAAGTACGCTAAGCTTTACCGGGTATAGCACAATAAGAATAGAACGAGAACCACAAGTTTCACTTGGACAAATAGATAACGTATGGAATATAGCAGTTCCTTACAGAGTACAATTACAAAAGAATTAAATTAATAAGAGGTATTAAATGGCAAATGAAGTAACAGGCAAAACATCAAAATTCTTTTTCAATGGCGTAGAACAAGCTATCCAAAATGACAATCTTGATGTGAATTTTACAATGGCAGATTCAACTTCAACGAGTACAACATCGCCCGGTAGCGAGTCTGTTCCATTAAGGAAAAAAGTAACGCTAAAAGTTGATGCACTTTTGTATGATGCTTTTGGCTCTGAAATAGCAACCGGAACTTTAGTGGCCGGCAACAAATATCTTGTGACTGCTTCTGCCGGGCTGTTTGACAGCATTCATGCAGTAGGAGCTATTTTTGTTTCAGACGGGACAGAGACTTGCACTGCATTAGAGAAAGTAAAATTACATGGTGCGGAAATCACGGGCGGAACGTTAGAGGTTTCTATTGGTGGGACTTATGCTTGTACGGCAGCCGATTACGTTGTTAAATATGGGGAAGCTGATTCAACAACGACTTCAACCGACCCAACAAGTATGGAATCAGTAGCGTTGCGAATGAAGGCAACAAGTAAATTTGAAGCCTTAATGTATAGAACCACTGCCAATAGAATTACAAACTCAGCGCCCGCAAGTACGGCTATTGTATTGACGTTTAAGCCGGGAACAACGGTAACTGGGAATGCTATCTTGCACCAAATGAGTATAGTTGATGCTGTAAATGATAAAGTAAAAGTAACCTATAATGCAGAATGGCAAGGCGTACCGGTAGAAGTAAATTGCGGATTTATGACCTTAGCGTCCGCGCTTGCATGTAATAAAGTTTATGAAACCGGTTCGGGTACAAATAATGAAATTTCCGGTACAGCTATACTTTTAGGTAAATCAATCACAGCGGATGTAAACTCAGAAACTAAAATTTCTTATGATGGCGTATTTAACGGGGCAATCGTTCCGGCGGTTTATAGTTAAACATGAAAATCAACGGTAAAGAATACGAACTTTCTCCGCGCAAGGCGAAAGAGATTCTGGATTTACAGGAAGCCTTCAAAGAGGAAAACTTAGAAGAAGTTACTAATATAACAAACGTTATGGTAATGGCCCAGACTATTTCTGATTCTCTAAAAGCTACATGGCGAAATAAAGTGATGAAGGTCTTTCTTGAAAATACAAGGTTAGATGCACAATTTATTTTTGATAACATCGACGACCTCCAAATTTTGTATGTGAGAGTAAATCGTTTTGTGCGACGGAGAATAAAAAGAAAAATTTCCCGTTATAACAATTATTTAATTGACTACAAATTTGTTCTAAGTATGTTAGACCAGCAAACGTTTGCTAATTCTTTTATGGAAGTAATGGAATTAGAAGGTGGTAAAAAAAAAGTAGTGGCGGGAAAACAATCGGACGAGATGTTGCTAAAGGAATGATCGCTTTACATTTTGGCATTCCTTTAGATAAAGTAGAAGAAGAAAATATAATAGAATACCGGTTAAGGCTATTCACCATATTTAACAACGCTGCATTAAAGGCGGATATGAGCGGCATGTTCAAAGAAAAACTTTTCAAATGGCAATCAGACGAAGAAGAACAAAGTGAAACACAGCGGCAAATTGAACGTGCTGAAAAAATGGGGTATGATTTCTGATGAGCGAATTTAAGTTACAGATAGAAGACGCTAAGAAAAGGGGACTTTTATAATGGCAAATGTCATTGGCAGTGCTGTAGTAGAGATTAGTGCGGATTCTAAGAAGTTAAAGTCCGACATGGACAATATAAAAAAAGATGTCCAAAGTGCCGGGAAAAAAATAGAGACTGATTTTAAGGCATTGCGTTTAGATTTAGATAATCGTTTAGCTACGATGAAAATTGGAGATGTAAAGAAATATTATGAATCTCTAAAAGTTCAAATGGATCAGAAGCTAAAATTCAATGCAGATTTAACATCTATTGAAAAGACAGCAACTGCGATGGATGCCGCCCGTGCACGTATAAAAGAATTACAGACACAAACATCATCATTGAAAGTAACTTCTCCAGATATATTCAAAAATGCTTCAATTAAATTCGATAATTCTCTTGCCAAAAAAACTATTGCCGAAATAGAAAGAGACGTAGTAAAGCTAAGAGCAAATCTTGAAAAGCAAATGAAATTGGGCGTCCCGCTTGAAAAGTTAGAGTACCTAAAATCTAATCTAAACAAAGCTGAAAAAGCGATGAAAGATTTCAATACGGAGGTTAAACACGGAGAAGCCGGTCATCATTCGTTTATAGAATCATTAAAACATATTAGTGAAACGATATTAGTAACATTCGGCGTTGAAAAGATAGTTGAATTCTTCAAGGAGGTTGCCGAACAAGCCGCAAAGTTTGAAGAGGTGGAACACTTTTTTCAAGGTTCTGCTATAGAGATGGAAAACCTTCGTAATGCAACGAAGGGCACAGTAAGCGATATGTCTTTAATGAAGCTCTCTAATCAGGCGGCTGATTTAGGGATTGCCATGAAAGACCAACCCCTTTTATTTGCAATGGCAAAACGTTCAGCCGAAGCCTATGGGACTGACGTTGCAACCGGTTTTCAAAAAGTTACAATGGCAACCGAGGGGAATATTCGTGGACTTCGTGCCGTTGGTGTGCAAAAAGAAAAATATGAACAGATAGTAAAAGATTTGGCAAAAGCACATGGCGGGTTGATCACCGAGATGGATGCTGAGACTCAAAAAACAATTCGAGTACAGGCACTTATAAAAGCTACCGGCATGACAATGGAGGAAGCGACTAAAAAGGAAAGAAGCCATGCAGATGCAATAGAAGCGGCAACAGTTAAGTGGGAAAATTTCAAGATAAAATTAGGACATGGTTTTGTGGGGATGTTCGCGGGTATTGCTAATGCCGCGAGTGCTTTGCTCGGGACTTTAGCCCAAGAAAAAACAGTAGTTCAACAGACAACAGAAGCTGGGATAAAACAGAAACTCCATTTTGATTATTTAGCCGAGACCTATCTAAAACTAAAAGGTAAAGTCAATCAAACTGGTTTAGAACATGAGATATATAAAAAAACTATTGAAGAACTAAATACTAAATACCCCGAATATTTTAAGAATGTAAATTTAGAAAAAGATGGATATGATAAAGTTTCAACTGCAATAGATACCGCACGGGAGAGTCTTGACAAATATCTTGAATCAAAAATATCCGAAGCCGCGCTTAATCAAAATGCTGGTGAAATGGGTGAGGCATTAGCGAAACAAGGCGAGGCTGCCCAGAAAGTTTATGAATTAGAAAGACAAATTAAGGATGCAAGAAAGACCGGGACATATAGTAAGTCTTCTAAAGCATCCGAATATGATGATGTTTATGCTGAGTCAGGTTTTACAAAAGGCCAAATTTTAGGAGCGGCTTTAGAAAAACAAAAAAAAATAGTTAAAGAAACTCAAGCTGAATATCAGTTGTTGTTCGACAAGGCAACAGCGGTAAAAGATTTCATCGCTAAAAAGTTTGGAAATGTTCAGTCGCCAAAGGTCGAAGATGGCTCAGGCGATGGTCTTACCGACGAAGCGATAACCACAAGAGCCGAAAAAGAAAAAGCTATTCTCGATAAGTATCATGCAGCAATGTTAACAAATGAGAGAGTAAATCTTGAGAAAGAGTTTGCTTATTCAGATGAAGCGACAAAACGCGAATATGACAAACT